ATTGAAAGCGTGCAGAAACGCGTGATTAGCCATGAGAGAGCCAAGCAACGAGCCAAAGACGGCGTAATTGAGGCTGAGTTTGAGGAAACCCCTGTAAAAATAGAGCAAAATGACGCTGGAATGAGCGATGCTCAATCCTGATCTGGTCAAAAAGGCTCAAGAACTCCTGCCGTTCATGACGGAAAAGGAGCAAGCCATATTATCTAGGCTTGTTTCAGAAGGTAACGCGCAGATTACGCAGGAAATAGCCTCTACTTCGTTTCTTGACTTCATCGATCACGTCTATCCCGGCTATAAAGTAGGTCCACACCACAGAAAATTGGCTGGGATTTTTGAAGACGTAGCGGCAGGCAAGAAAAAGCGGGTCATAGTTAATATCGCCCCGCGTCATGGCAAGTCCGAGATGATCAGTTACCTTGCTCCGGCGTGGTTTCTGGGTAAATACCCGCAGAAAAAAGTGATTATGGCGTCACACACCGCAGATTTGGCGGTTAACTTCGGTCGGAGAGTACGTAATCTTGTTGGTTCAGACCTTTATCGAGACATTTTCCCGAATGTGGAGCTTCAAGCTGATAGTAAATCTGCTTCTCGTTGGGGCACTAACTTTAATGGCGAGTATTTTGCTATTGGTGTTGGCGGTGCTCTGGCCGGCCGTGGCGCTGATCTCTTCATTATTGATGACCCTCATTCTGAGCAGGAGGCTAAGCAAGGCAGAGCGGACGTCTTCGAGCCAGCGTGGGAGTGGTTCCAGTCAGGACCGGTCCAGCGACTGATGCCGGGAGGTGCGATCATCGTCGTGATGACGCGTTGGAGTAAGCTCGACCTGACGGGCAAGATCGTCGACCACATGCTCCGTGAAGACGGGGCGGATCAGTGGGAAGTCGTGGAATTCCCGGCTATTTTAGATGATAAACCGCTCTGGCCCGAGTTCTGGGGGCTAGAAGAACTGCTGGCTAAGAAAGCCTCGATGGACGTGCGGTATTGGCAGGCCCAGTACATGCAGCAGCCGACCTCGGAAGAGGGTGCGCTGATCAAACGTGAGTGGTGGCAGATATGGCAGAAGGACAACCCGCCCTCCTGCGAACACATAATCATGTCGCTCGACGCCGCCCAAGAGAAAACTAACCGGGCTGACTTTAATGCCCTCATGACTTGGGGGGTCTTCTTTAACGAGGAGACCAACAACTACAACATCATCTTGCTTAACAGTATCAAGGAGCGTCTTGAGTTCCCTGAGTTGAAGCAGTTAGTGTTGCAGGAGTATAAGGAGTGGCAACCAGATACGTTTATTGTTGAAAAGAAGTCTAACGGCGCGGCGCTTTATCAAGAGATGAGGCGTATGGGCGTGCCGATTTCGGAGTTTACGCCGGGTAAAGGGCAGGACAAGATCAGCCGAGTTAATGCGGTGGTCGACCTGTTTAGTTCTGGGATTGTGTGGTGTAGCGACCATAGGTGGGCTAGGGAGGTCATGGAGGAGTGCAACGACTTCCCTTCGGGTACGCATGATGACTTGGTTGACGCAACTACATTGGCGTTAATCCGGTTCAGACAGGGCGGCTTTATTAGGCTACCTACGGATGAGCCAGAGCCTACTAAATGGTTCAAGAGCCACAGGCGCGAGGGGTATTACTGATGGCGAGTCAGAAGTTTCTAGGCAGGGGTCAGCTAATTGATCGCCTCGCCTCACAGGTTGGTGATAGGGATTTGGCGCTAGGCATCCTGCGGGATCGTGGGCATGTAAATGCCAAAGGTGAGTTAACTGCTGAGGGTCGCAGGCGCGACAGAATGACTGCATCGGAGCGGGCCAAGGACAGAGCAGCCAAGGCTGCTGGCAGAACGCCTGATCAGTACGTGTATAACCGAGGAACAAACAGAGCGACGTTGCGGCGGCGCTAGGAGATAAATATGGCTGTTGACAAAAGTTTGATGGAGGCCCCCAAGGGGCTGGAAGCAATCGCTGCATCGGAGCCGATTATTGAGGTTGAGGTCGTAGACCCCGAGGAGATGCGTATTGGCATCGATGGCGCGGTGGTCGAGTTTATTAAGGCTGAGCCACGTGCGGAGAACTTCGACGCTAACCTTGCAGAGTTTATGTCTGAGCAGGAGTTGCAGACCCTCTCTGGCACCCTGATTGGTGATTACGACGGCGACCTCTCCAGCCGTAAAGAATGGCTCGATACTTACGTCAAGGGCCTGAAGATTCTGGGCATTCGGTACGAGGAGAGGACGGAGCCGTGGCCGGGTGCGTGTGGTGTGTTCCACCCCTTGCTCATGGAGAGCGCGGTTAAGTTCCAGTCTGAGACCATCATGGAGACGTTCCCGGCGATGGGGCCGGTCAAGGCCAAGATTATTGGCAAGGAGACTCCAGAAAAGAAGGACGCCGCCATCCGTGTTGCGGAGGATATGAACTATAAACTCACGGAGCAGATGCCGGAGTATCGGCCTGAGCACGAGAGATTATTGTTGAGCCTCGCCCTCTCGGGTAACGCGTTCAAGAAGGTCTATTTTGACCCGGCGCTTAATCGCCAGACTGCGGTCTTTATCCCAGCCGAAGACATTATTGTGCCTTATGGTGCGCCTAACCTTGAGGCTGCTGAGCGTGTTACGCACCGTATGCGTAAAACGAAGAATGAAGTTAGACGCTTACAGTACGCGGGCTTCTACCGTGACGTAGACCTTGGCGAGCCGATGCGCGTCATGGACGAGGTGGAGAAGCAGAAGGCTGAAGATCAAGGCTTCAACGCCTCTATTGACGATAGGTTCCAGTTGCTTGAGATGCACGTGAACCTAGACCTGCCGGGTTATCCGGACGTTGATGAAGATAATAACGAGACAGGTATCGCGCTGCCGTACGTGGTGACGATAGAGAAAGGAACGGGAACGGTCTTAGCGATTAGAAGGAATTGGCGAGAAGATGACCCACTCAAGCTCCGTAGACAGCACTTTGTCCATTACGGATATATCCCCGGCTTTGGTTTCTATTATTTCGGACTTATACACCTTATCGGCGGTCACTCTAAAGCAGCAACCTCCCTCCTTCGCCAACTTGTCGACGCGGGAACTCTTAGCAACCTTCCGGGTGGTCTCAAATCACGTGGTCTCCGTATCAAGGGAGACGACACCCCCATCGCCCCCGGAGAGTTCCGAGACGTAGACGTACCGAGCGGAGCCATCCGCGATAACATTTTGCCCCTGCCGTACAAAGAGCCGAGCCAGACGCTCTCAATGCTCTTAGACCGGATTGTTGAAGAAGGACGCCGCTTCGCTGCGGTATCTGATCTCAAGGTCAGCGATATGTCCTCGCAGGCCCCGGTCGGTACGACGCTTGCCATCCTTGAGCGTGTTCTCAAAGTGATGAGCGCGGTGCAGGCCCGCATTTACTACACGATGAAACAGGAGTTCAAACTCCTTGCGATCATTATTCGCGATAACACTCCGGACGAGTATTCCTACGAGCCGGAGGTTGGTAGCCGTCGTGCTAAGAAAGCTGACTACGATGACGTTGATGTTATCCCGGTCAGTGATCCCAATGCGGCAACGATGTCGCAGAAGATCGTGCAGTACCAAGCCGTGCTACAGCTTAGCCAGACCAATCCTCAGATTTACGATTTGCCCTATCTGCATAGGCAGATGATTGAAACGCTTGGTATCAAAAACGCCAGCAAAATCATTCCTGTTGCAGATGAGCAGAAGCCCGTTGATCCTGTGACGGAAAACATGAATATCCTAACGGGCAAGCCCGTCAAGGCGTTTCTATATCAGGATCACGAGGCCCATATTCGGGTTCACATGGCAGCGATGCAGGACCCGAAGATTATGCAGCTTGTGGGCCAGAACCCGCAGGCGCAGACGATTATGGGTGCGGCACAAGCGCACCTCATGGAGCACATAGCCTTCCAGTACCGCAAGGAGATCGAGAAGCAGCTTGGTGCGACTCTGCCCCCGCCGCCTGATAAGGATAGCGACGAGAATTATCTTCCTGAAGCCGTTGAGATACAGGTGTCTCAGCTTGCGGCTCAAGCCGCCGCACAGTTGCTTCAGAAAGACTTGGCTGAAGCTAAGGCACAACAGATTGCCCAGCAGCAACAAGACCCCGTTA